TGCCGCTGTTGCAGTTGCCGCTGTTGCAACGTCCAGTGCAAGACTTTCCCGTATTCACGATCTCAAGGACTTCAGCCCAAGGGATTTCCCGCACGATTTTCAACTTGTTCGTTGCACACTTATTATCGCCCTCTGCAACCGTGCCGTGGGCGATCACTTCAGCGACGTGGCTGTTCGGGTCAAAATCGTAATAACGGAAACAGTCGGCGGCATTCTTGCAGAAGTGCATACCCGCATTGCAGACAGACGGACTTACAGATTCTTCAAAGGTTCCCGGGCAAGAATACTGTTTGCCGAGACACGTCCAGTCAGAATTAAAAACTTTATATCCTTTTACACTCATTGTTTGCATTTACTCCTTAGTTTTTGTTTATGTCAATGCCGGTTCTTTCTGAACTCGTCGGATGGGTCATCATCTGTCAACCCAAGCAAGAAGTCGGATGATGTTCCGTATAGTTTGCATATAGCCACCAACGTTTCAAAACTCGGTCTTGCTCGCCCCTGCTCATAACAGGAAACGGTGACTTGCGAAATAAAAAGCTTTTCCGCAAGTTTTCTTTGGGAATCACCACTCAGTTTGCGCAGCTCTTTCAGTCGCTCTGCGAATAAATCGGTTTTGATCATAATTAGAACGGCAGGTCGTCGGTGTCCGAGAACACGGCAGAATCGGCATTGTATCGCTCTGCTTCCGGTATGGCAACCAACTGCCCATCCGTGAAACGGGGCTGCGGGGCGCTCTGTGCGGTTTTTTCTTCGTGGGTGTAGTTTTGCGTCTGCCGGTCAAAATCGCGCGCAGCGGGCTTATCTGCCGTCTTAGCGCCTGCAAAGCTGATATTGTTTGCAAGAACCTCCACCGCCGTGCGCTTGTTGCCCTGCTTGTCCTGATACTGCCGCGTCTGCAAGCTTCCGTCAACGGCAATCATGCTGCCCCTCTGGAAGAACTTGCAGATAAATTCGGCGGTCTTGCCCCATGCCACGATATCCACAAAATCAGCCTGACGCTGCTGGCCCTTCGGGGTATAGCTGCGCTCGCAGGCAATGCGGAAGGTGCACACGTTGGTGCCCTGCTGGGTGGTGCGGAGTTCCGGGTCTGCCACAAGGCGACCCATGATTGCTACGACGTTAAGCATGGTTCGGTTCCTCCTCTGCGCTGTCACCAGCACCGGCCTCGTAGTCGATGTTTGCGCCCATCAGCACTTCCGGGCACTCAGCGCGGGCAAAATAGGCGGCGGCGCGGTACTTGAGCATCATCTCGGTCATCATCGGCCAGTAGCTACCGTTTTTGTTCCACCATCCTGCATCCTTTGCCATCTGCACCGTGACCTTCGGTCCTTCCACCTTTTCGCCGGTCAGCTTGTCCACGGCAATCAGGCGGCAGCCCCATGTGTCCGTGCCTTCCTGACCTTCCATGCGATAGCGGGAACGGCCTGCAAACTGGCCGCTGTTGTCGATAAGTGCTTTGCAGCTTTTGCCGCTCCAAGTAGGCTGGCCGTAGACAACGTAAAGGTTCTGCATCACAAACAACTCTGTGGTGCCCATGCGCTGCGCCATGTCGCAGGCGATGGCGCAAGCACCAACATTGCCCGCGTAGGTCTTGGGCAGCCAGCCGTCCGGCAGATTGGACAGCGCAACGGCCTTGGATTTTGCCAACTGCCAGATGCGTTCGTCTGCGGTCAATCCCCGCACTTTCTCAGCGTAGGAGAGGGCACGCTGTGCGGGCGCGATATGAGGATTGACAGGAGTAAGGGGTTCGGTTTGCGTTGCGGGCTTCTGAAGCTGCTCAACAGGGGTCTTTTCGATTTTGGTCTCAGGCATGATGAATCTCCTCCTCAGTGTATTTTACATCGATGATATGTGCATAACGCTTGATTGCGTCAAGCTCTGACTTTGTGCACCGGAATACGATTTTCCGGTCTCGCTGCTCTTCTTTTCGGACAAACTGGTCAAAAAACGGATCGTCATACTCATCTGGGATTGCGACATTGTACGCAATGCCGGGCTTAATGAGTTGGATTTGTGTCGGGTTCTGCTGCACGCCTTTGTAATCATCCGGCAGACCATTGATGACTGCTTCCCGCAGCAAGGTGCGGAACTCAATCATGTAACAAAAATCTATGCTTTCATACGGTTCAGGCATGATTTCTGCACCGCCGGCCGCGTGGATGATGTCAATATCGCACATCATGCTGCCCACCTTGCGGTAGATGCGGTCTATGACCTCGCGGCTCGCGGTGTCATCCATGCTGCCGCTCTGTGCAAAATTCGTGAAATATGCCACTGCGCCGTTGATTGCGCTGGCAAGTTCATTGCCAGCACTGATAAGCCTGAACAGCATATTTTGCGGCTTGATGTAGTAATAGATGCCCTCGGCCTTGTTGGAAAGTTCCTTGATACTGGCACGCCTTGCAAGGCGCTTTTGTGAATCGCTTTGCATAAAAATTCACCTCATATAAACAACATTCATGCTGGAATCAAATACCTTGTACAAATAGGCGGGCTCTCGCTTTACAAGTTCGTCAGCAATGATGATCGCGTCCGAAACGTCTGCGATATTCTGCGATGAAACAAGGTCATCCGGCTGCTTTTTGGTAACATCATAGACCTTTAAAAGCGCCATCCGCTCACCTCCTGTTATTGTGCCGCCAGCCAAGGGCGATGTACCCAAGGTTTGCGCACAGAACGATAAAAATTAAGGTTTTCACGTTTTACCTCCTTGCGGTTTGCCGCACGTTGTGGTATTTTTGTGGTGATGGGCGGATAGACTCATCACCCTTTTGGCTTGTCCGTGTTGGCGCACGGGCAGGCTCTTCTTTTTTTGCGGCGTATCGGCGGCAGACTGTCCACCTCATCGCGCTTTATGACTTCTTGAAAAAAGGAATACTTGTGCGGCTTTCTCTTTTTCTTGCGGCAATGATAAACCGAGGATGCAAAACTGTTTGCACTTTTATAGCCAAGACGCCGGGCGCACATATCAGATGTGCCGGATGTAAGAAGATTGCCAGTTTTTGCATCGTACACGGTGTACCACATGACATGGTGGACAGTGTCAGGCATACGTGATCTCCTCAGATTCCTCTTGCAGCATCTCCCGCACGTTGTCCATTTCTTCGGCGCACATCTCCCAGACGTTTGCTCGTGCGGAGTATCCAGCCCGGACAACAATGTCATCTGAGGCTTCGGCTTCTCGCCTGCAACGTTCGGCAAGCCGCGTGTAGGACTTTACTTTGCCCTCAACGTACTCTTTGGCCGTCATCATGCCCCACGCTCCTGATTCTCCGGGTACTCCGGGTTGCGGGCGTGGGTGCGGTTGATCTTGCCGTACTTGCGCCGCTTTGCGGCTTTCTCCCTGTCCTCTGCGGCAAAGCCAAGACGAGCCAGAAGAACAGCGGCCAGAATCAGCACCAGCGACACAGCAAACAGTGCGCCGGAGATGTATCCGGTGGTCTGAGCGGTGCCCTCTGCGCCCATAGCTGTGCCAATTCCAACGCCGCCAAAAATGGCAGCCAACCAGTAGTAAGTAGTAGATTTGAGCTTCATGCGGATTCTCCTTTCTCAAGTGAGGGGAAAAACAGTTCCCCGATCTCATCCTGTCGGATGTCCAGCAGTTCACACATTGCTGTGATCTCTGCGCTTGTCCACGGATTGTGCCCCTGCATCCTGCCGCTCATGGTGTCCCGGCCAATGCCGATATACTTAGCGACTTCCTGATCGCGGTAGCCGCAGCTGTGGAACCGGCCCCGAAGTTTCCAGTACGGGATCTGCCGGAAGGTGCCCTGTATGACCTTCATCTTTCTTCAACCTCTTTTCTTTGATGTGCTCCAGCCGTTCCGGCTGCCTTGCATTTCTTCGCGTTGCTATGCTTTCACTTTCGTGCCAATGAATCCGCAGCAAATCGTTACGGTGCACCACTTTTCCTTCGCAAATCACATCAGCGCTTTTCTCTGCCATTCCTTCGCCTTGCATCGCTGTGCACTGCCACTGCACAGCAGTTCACCTCATAGCCTTTGCCTTCGCTACGCATCGCACCGCCGCTGCTGTGCTTCGCGATGCTATGCCATCGCACGGCCAATCGAACTCAGCCTTGCCGCTGCCAAGCCTTTCATCGCCTCCGCGAATCAGGGCCGTCAATGCCATGCCGTTGCCTTGCTATGCACCGCCATGCCCTTGCTCTCAGGTCTTCACCTCATAGGCAGTGTAGGTAAAGCGGCCCTTTCCGCTGTTGCGCCACTGGCCGATGCCGCGCAGAATGCCATAATCCAGCCACTCACGCACAACCTTTTCGTGGCTGTCGTCAAGAAGGATTACGTCAAACTCGCAGGTGCTGCCCGCCGGGATTTCCTCACTGTTGACAAGGCTCACGCGCTCGCCCTGTGCGGTCTGAGCACGCAGCGGACGCTGGCAGTCGCGGATCTCTCCGTTTGTCAGAATCGGAATCATGCGGGGCTGAATGAAGATCAGGCCGTCAATGACCTTCTTGTAAGCAGTCAGCTTGCCGCTTTCGTTCACTGCCTTCTTCTTGCCAGTCTCGGTCTTGCCACCGATGCGGGAAAGCATACCGCAAGCATCCTTAAACATGCCTTTGATCTGGTAATCGTAAAAAATCGGATTGCCGTCCGGGTCACGCGGGAAAACGGTCATGCCCTTGTCAGCTACCGCATCAGGGCCAAGAGCCGCCACTTCATCCTCGATGGTTGCAGCATCCGGCGACTTGCTAGCGATAAACTCGCGGGCCACATTGGGGTTTGCGGGCCATGTGCCAAGCACCGGCTCAATAAACGTAGCTTTCACATGCAGTTTTTTCATAGTAACCTCCAAAATAAGTTTGTATCCTTACGCCACCCCGTCATGGTTGTTCTGGCTGTCGTTCTTGCGTACCGCTGCCATGCCCATGCCCATCCAGAGCAGGGACAGCTTGTCCTGCGGCTCTAAGTCGTCGAACAGCACGTTGATGAGCGTATCCGCTGCGTGTGCTCCATCTGCCGGGATGCTGTACCGTTCTGCTGCCAGATCGGTGCGGTTCTTCTTCGTCTTTGCCAAAATTATCATCTCCTTCTGCGGTTGGCTCCCGCGACCTTGCCCGGCTGGCTGCCGGGTGGTTTCGACCCTTGCCACAGGGTCATCATCAGGCGGGGGTAATCGTTCAATTACGGTCTGCACCAAGCGTTACGTTCTTCACCTTCAAAATGTGCGCAACTCCTGTAAAAGACGCTTCAAAGTCCAGAACCGCCTGTGCAAACGCTTTGGCTTCCGAGGATTCATAGACCTCTGCCGTAGCAATGTAAACCTGACCGTCTGTGCCAAGATACTCGATATTGATAAGCATCGTTCAGACCTCCTTAAACATCTTCACGCCGGCCACGGTGTAGTCCACCGCCGGGCCCATATAACCGTGAGAAAAAGCAACGACTGGATGCCATGTGCCGTTGTCGTATACTTGTAATGTGCCGAAATGCGTCTCGGCTTCCGCGCCGTGAATCCATTGGCCAGACCAGCGGCATCCCTTCCAGTGGAACCAGTTGTAACCCATTGTGGGTACAACATAACTAACGCCGTCCACATCAGCTACTTCCCGGTTGCGTCTTGCGTGAATTGCAAGATCATAAATATCCCCCATGTCAAACCTCCTGTTTGCTTGCGTTTGCTAACCTTGTGAGATTAGTATAGCACACATAGTTAGATTTTGCAAGCATCTTTTTTGAGAATTTTTCAAAAATAAGTTGACATAGTTAGATTTTTGCACTATAATATGAAGCGTAAGGAGGGCAAGTAAATGAACGAACGAATCGCGCTTGTCCGCAAGAGCTTAGGCCTTACGCAAGAGAAGTTTGCAGAGCAAGTAGGTCTGTCCCGTAACTTTATGTGGATGATCGAAAGCGGCACGCGAGTCCCCAGTGACAGAACGATCTCCGATATCTGCCGCGAGTTTAACGTCAACGAGACGTGGTTGCGGACAGGTGAAGGGGAGATGTTCAACCAGATCACCAGATCGGAGAAGATCACCAGCTTCCTTACCGAGATCACGGAGGACGAGGGTGACGACTTCAAGCGCCGGTTTGTTGAGATGCTGGCCGAACTGGAGCCGGAGGACTGGAAGCTTTTGGAGCGGATGGCTGAAAAGCTGCAAAAAAAAGAGGGAAACCCGTAAGGGCTTCCCTTCTTTTGCTACCTTGATTCTATTTTACAAGACCTTTTGCGTGGATCCAGATCAGGCGCAGCGCCCGCAGGTCTGCGCGTTCCAGAAGCTTGATAATAGCGTCGATGTAGCCTTGTCGGTCTGTTTCGTTCATTGTGTCCTCCTATCTGATGCAGTATTTAATATGTGTGAGGTGGTTATCATGGCAAGTATCTGTCCCGTCTGCGGCGGCAAGTTGGGTCTGCTGAACCGCGAGAAGAGCGCGGACGGCCTGATCTGTGCCGGGTGCAGCAACTTTTTCTTTTCAAAATTGGGCATCCGTGCAGCAAAGCAACCGACAGCTGCACTTGCGGAATACTGGGCTACACTGGAAAGCCGCCGCAGAACATTTAAAGAGACCGATTCCATCTTTGACCGCGATGCACTCTTTGTCTCTATCGACAAGGTCAACCGGCTGTTTTACTTTGGACACCGCAGTGGTGATAAAGGTCCACGCATGATTTACAGTTTTGATGAAGTCGCAGGGTACGAATCGGATGCGCCTGACGATCTGACGGTGACCGAAACCAAGGGCGGCATTGGGCGTGCAGTAATAGGCGCAGCCGTTGCTGGACCTGTGGGCGCGATCGTGGGCGCTTCCACCGCCAAAACAGAGACCCGCAAGGGTCGCATTAAGGAGAGCGTGTCTATCCACTTTGCGCTTCCACTGGGCGAAAGCAGCTTGCCGACAACGGTTTATCCAGGCGGAATGACTGCGTTTCTCAAGAGCTGCAAAGTTAGCCATGAGAAGCCGCAGGCTGCCGCTCCGCTTGCCCCCAGCGCCGCTGATGAGCTTTTAAAGTTTAAACAGCTACTGGATATGGGGGCCATCACGGAAGCGGAGTACAACGCAAAGAAATCTCAGTTGCTTGGCCTGTAAACTTGCTTACAACTGCATTGTACAACCGTTTGGCGTAATCGTCAATCGGTTTTAATTGCGCAAAAATGCGCTGAAAATTTGACATTTGCGCTGAATCGCGCGATTTACGCGCACTTTTAAGCGAAAAACGCGCGGTTTACGCTTACTTCGCGCAAAATATGCGCTTTGTTACTGGTCGCCGTTGTCCAGCTGCTGCATTTTTTGCAACAACTTGGCGGCGCACTCCCCGCCGGGGCTTACCGCTGCGGCGCGCAGGGTGTGCAAGCCGGTGATCTTGCGGTTGGCGTACATGGCGGCAAGGGCTTGCTGCTCCGGGGTCATATCAACGTAACAGGCAAGCGCGGCGCGGATGTGGTTGCAGAAGCAGGCGGTCTTTTTGTTGGTCATGGTTCAATCCTCCCAAGGTTGCGGGGTTTTGGCTGTGCCGGTAAGCACGCTGGCGGGCATTCCGTCAATGATGGTCATTTCCGGGTCTTTGTTGCTGGTTTGGCCGTTTTTCATTTTGTTTTCCTCCTGATTTTTGGTAATTGTGTCAACTTATGTACCAAATTCTACCATGCGCCATTGGAAAATGAAATCAGAGAAAATTTTGTCGAATGGCGCAGATTTTTTCTGCGCCATTTTTTGTTTTTTTCACGCATTATATTTGAGGGGGAAGGGTGTGTATGAGTTATTTTACAGCTGCGAAAATTGGTGCTGCTCTGGCAAAGGCGCGTGTGAAAGCGGGTTTGAGCCAACGCGAGATGGCGATTTTGATAGGGAAGAACGAGCGCACCGTGCAGAACTGGGAGAAAGGGCAGTCCAGTCCGGACAGTGACGAGATCATGGATTGGTGCTCTTCCTGCGGGGTGTCGCCCATCGCGGTATTTATGGAGGTACTGCACCCGGAATTGTACGCGGTGCCGGATGACGGCAAGGCCAACGATGAGCTAAACGCGGAGTTGTGCCGTCTCGTGGTAAACCTGCCGCCGCTGACGAAAAGGCTGCTTCTCTTCATATTGAAGGGCCGTCACGGCAGCAGCCCGCCTGCTGTCATATCGGAAATAGCTGCAAACCTGCACTGCCCTCTGAATAACCGGGCCAGCGTGTGCGGGACCATCATAGACCAGTATACCTATGCGCAGATCGCGGGCCTTGACCCATGCCCGGACGCTCCACAACCTCCCATTGACGACCTGAAGATCAACTACAAGGCCGGAAGGGCCGCTGCTGAAAATGGTGCCTTTGGATATATCGGGAAGAAAAAGGAGTAAGCCATGAAATGCGTGAGATCATGCTGCCGGAAGGAGATCCCGGATGGTGCTTCTTTTTGTCCGTGGTTCGGGAAGAAGCAGCCGGAAGCCGTTCCGCAGCAAAGAAAAAAGCGCAGCCGTCCCAAGGGCAGCGGCACAGTGTACTCTTGTGTATGGAGGTGGATTTTATGAAAAAACGGGTCAACACGGCATTTTGGGTGGAAAAGGAAAAGCGCTGGTGCATCGCGGTTCAGAAGAACGGCACCCGCAAACGGTTTTACAGCAGCACGCCGGGCCGGACAGGACAACGGGAAGCAAACGCAAAAGCGGATGCATGGCTTGATGATAGCATTCGGGACGGCAGGAAGAAGGTGGCTGCACTCTATTCAGAGTGGGTAGAAGAGCTGAAGCTCACCTGCGGGACGTCCTATGTGACACAATGCCAGCGTTACGGAGACTGCTACATCCTGCCGACCTGTGGGAATATCCGCATTGACGAGCTGACCGAGGGCGATCTTCAAAAGGCAATCGACGTTTCGTTCCGGAAGCGCTCACAGAAAAAGAACCAGCGCAAGCCCATCTCAAACCAGCCGTTGAGCCGAAAGACGCTTATGACGATCCGGGCTGCGGAAACCGCCTTTGTCAAGTGGTGCAGGAAAAACCGGTACACCACGCTCCACCCCGACCTGGCTATCCCGAAGAATGCCAGGATGGGGAAACGCACGATCTTGCAGCCCACCGCCCTGAAGGTTCTGTTTAGCGTAGACACCCGCACCTACTATGGAAAACTGGTATTTGATGAATATATCTACGCCTACCGATTTGCAGTTGCGACCGGCCTGCGCCCCGGGGAGCTGATTGGTCTCTGGTATGGTGACATCAAGGGGAACACGGTCAGCCTTCGGCGCAGCATCAACGTGCACCGGGAGCAGACCACCGGAAAGAATGAAAACGCCATCCGCTCTTTTGACATGGGCAAGGAAGCACGGGATGCTTATGAGGCGCAGGTACAGCTCCTAAAGGCTCAAGGCATACTGCTACAATACAATACGCCGCTGTTTCAGATTCCGTCAGAGCATGCGCTCTATCGACGCTGGGAATCGTATCAGGAAGCAAACGGGCTTGAGCCGAAAGTCTCACTTTACGAGCTACGGCACACCTTTGTCAGCGTTGAATCAAGCGTCCTGACTGACAGCCAGCTAAAAATGCTGGTTGGTCACAGCAAGAACATGGACACTTCCGGCGTGTACCATCATGAATTGCAGGGCCAGCGAGAAGATTTGGCGGCTGCAACGACCGCTGCATTCAGGAAGGCTCAAGGGTGATTCTGGTAACACATTTGGTAACACTCTTTTTTCTAAATGTCAAAAAACGAATCGGGCATAACCCAACAAATCCGTATTATTCCTTCGTCCTTTCGTGCATCCCAGATGAATTTTTGACGACAATCCATCATTTTTAATTGTTCGACTCCCATCGCCTCCACCATGTAAAAAGAACGTCATTTCGCTGAGAATTGACGTTCTTTTCTTTATCATGGTAACATTTTTGGTAACACACCGCTGAAAAACAGCTTTATAAACGCAAAAACAGCCCCGAGGAACCGTCAGGCTTCCCGGGGCTGCTGCTATGTATGGCTTTTTTTGGCCGGGCGACTTACTTTCCCTGTGCCTTCAGCCTATTGGGCATCGTCACTCAGACAAAGAGACAATCTTCCGCATTACTAGCTCATACTCTTTCGGGTACACCAGCTTTATTGCGTTCATGTGTCTGTCGAGCACCTGCATCAGACCGCCGAAAGGAACAGAGCTGGCAGCCGCCACAAAGTCGCTTTGTGGTTCCGCTGCTGTGGAGTACGCCGCCGCATAAGTCGCGGGCGGCAATGCCTGGGTCTGCGTTTCAGGTGCGTGTGCTTCTTCCAGCTCGTCCCGCACAGTGCAGAGGGCGGCAAGCTTTTCCACGCTCTGCCAGTTCGTTTCTTCGCATTTCAGTTTGCGGATGTGTTCGTTGATCTCCACGATATCCATGCCTGCCGCCCCCTTTCTTATGCGTTGCGCAAGATGTCAGCGGCTCGCTTGTATGCGTCACGCTCTGCACCGGTGGCTTCCTGCATCATGTCCTCGATGTCGGAGATCATGCGCTCACGGCCATCGCCGCGTGAGTAGTGACCGCGAACATAATGCCGACCGCGGTTGGCGTAGCTGTTGCCCCGGTTGTAACCGTTTCCGGCGTCGCGGCTGAAGGATCCGCGCATGTCAGCTTCCCACTCGCCCGCACGGCTGTACTCGCCACCCTCGCAATAATCCTTGATGCGGTGGATGTCCAGAATGATATCCACGATCTCGCCGATCATCTCAACATCGCCAGGGGATCGATTCTTTTTGTCGGTCAGCTCCATGAGCTCTTCGCACATCTCATCTTTCAGATGATTCAATTTATCCAGCATGACTTTATCTCCTTTCTTATGCTACCCGCTCAACGATCAGATTGCTGTTTGCAATGCTGATTGCCTGCGTGCTAGTGTTTTTGAGCGCCACAGTAACGCAGCAGCCCCGGGGGACTTCCACGAACACCGCCGTAAAGACGTTGCTGTACTGATCCACTGCCGCCGGGGTGACGATTGCGGTTGCGCTGTTGAGCGCCTCGCCGCCGACAGCCAACGCCACAGAGATTGCGCCCACAGTGCCTCCGGTAGGGATGGCGATGTTGCCGCCAAAACTCACTTTGAACAGTGCCTTGCACTGGTTCGTAAGTCCACGCAGCGTCACATTACCAGCACCTGCTCGGTGGTTGATGCAGTTTGACCCCTTGATAGCGGTTTCGGTCAAGGGGAGATTCTGACCGGCTGCCACGGTCTGAATCGTGGTAGAGGTAAATTCAGCCATTTTATCGGCTCCTTTCGTAATAGAAACGCCGGGACTACTGCCCCGGCGCTCTGGTTTGCAAAATCAGCTCTGGGGCTGAACATCCGAGAAATCCTCGGAAGTTGCCGTTATTCGGTTAGGCGCAACCGTTGCAACCGCAACCGGTGCCGCAGTTACCGTACTGGTAGGGTGCGGGGACAGGGAATGCGGGCACAGGACGCGGGTTGTAGTAGGCCAGCTGACCGCTCATGTAGGCCTTGAGCGTTTCGTTCTGGGCTGCCTGAGATGCCGCCAGCTGTGCTGCGAACAGCTGCTGCCCCTGCTCGGCGATCTTTGCGTCCTTTGCCTCGATGCGCTGTGCAGTCAGTGCGTCAAGGATGGCGCGGGCGTTCTGGTTCTGGTTGTCGATGATGTCCCGGGTGGTGTTCTGCACCGTGTTCCGGGTCTCGCAGGACTGGGTGGCCAGATTGTAGTTGACGCCCTGAATGGCAGAGCGGTTCTCGCAGCAGCACTCCTGCTGCTGCATCTGCATGGCAAACAGCTGCTGCATAAACGCCGCCTGCTGGTTTGCGCGGCTGATCTCTGCGGACATAAAGCCGTTGTTCACGGTTTGCTGCACGCCGTTGACAAGCTGCGCCTGCTGGTAGAAGCCATCACACATGCCGTTGTTGATACCATCCATCTTGCGCTCGATGTTGGCAAAATCGGAGGTCAGGACGTAGCCGTCAACGACACCGGCACCGGTGTTGCCATTGCCGCCCCAGTTGCCGCCCCAGCCGCCGCAGAAGGCGAACAGGAACAAGATGATGATCCAGAGCAAGCCGCCGTCACCCCAGCCAAAACCACCATTAGAACAGGTATTTGCAGGCTGAACCGGCATAGTCATCATAGGAGAATCGGTAGATAAGCTCATAGTAAGCTCCTTTCAAAATTTTTTATACAAATCTGCGCAGATATTGTATTTTTGTGGTATAATAGAAACAGATAAATCCACCATGCTATACGGAGGTTTTTATGGAGAATTGGTTACCTGTTCCTGAATACGAAGGATTATATGAAGTGAGCGATTGTGGAAACGTAAAAAGCATAAATTATAACCACACCGGAAAATCTAAGAATCTTGTTCTCAAAAGCCATAAAAGCGGATACAAAACGGTAATGCTCTGCAATAAATCGGGAAAGAAAAACAAGTCCGTTCACGTTCTTGTTGCAAGTGCATTTCTTCCAAATCCAGAAAATCTGCCTTGTGTAAATCATATTGACGGAAACAAGAGCAATAATTTTGTTGAAAATCTCGAATGGATTTCTCGAAAGGGGAATACACAACACGCAATTGCAACAGGGCTTCGTGCCGATTCTAATATGCGCGGTAGAACTGGGTCTTTGAACCCATTGAGCAAACCGGTTGCCCAATACACAAAATCTGGTGACTTTATGAAGGTGTGGAGTGGGTATTCCGAAGCTGCCAGAGCTTACGGATGTAAGCCTTGTACAATCATCAACTGCGCAAAAGGTAGGATTAAGTCTTGTAAAGGCTTTGTCTGGAAAGAAGTTTAATGGGGAAGGAACTGCTGAAACTGCTGCGCCATCGCCTGCAGCTGGTTCAGCTGGTTTTGTGACATTTTGCCGGATTGCAGCAGCTTTTGCACCTCTGCTTTCGGGTCGCCTTGAAAGTTTGCACGGAACTGCTGGAACTGCTGCATCATCTGGCCAAACTGACCCATAGGGTTTGGCATGGCGGGCATACCGCCGCCTAGTGCATTAAAAAGAGGATTCGCCATATTTATTTGACCTCCGTTTCAGGCTTTGCAGGCTCTTGCTTTTCAAGTGCCGCACAGCGGGCTGCCAGCGCGTTAAACTCTGCCCGGGTGACAAACTCCCCGCCGGCCTGCTGCGCCGTTTGTGGCGGCGTTTTTGCGGCTGTGGTGCGCTCCTTGTAGTCAAACACCCGGAGGGGAAGCGGCATACCGCTTGCATCGGTGCTTTTGATGTAAAACGCGCTGTTTTCGCTGTCCATCAGGAGCACGCTGTTTCCTGCGGCAACCATGTATGCTTTTGCGCCCTCCTCGCCTTGCACCCAAATGATGGACGGCGTGCCCTGCGTCGGCTGCGTCGCTTGTCCCATCATAGGCTGCTGGTAGGCGTTCTGCCGCAGCTGTGCAAGCTGATCCGGCATTGCCTGCCCATAATAGCCGGGCTGGTATCCGTATGGAATGTATGGCATCGCTTAGTCCTCCTTGTACCAGTAATAAATCGGGCACTCTGCGCCACTGTCCCAGCTATCAATCCACTCGCCATTGACAACAGCCAGAACGTGGCCAGAGCAGCCCAGAACGTAGATCCCGCGCGGGTACTCCCTTGCAAAATCCTCCACGGTGTAGCAGGTGGAGCAGTCTGCCTCGACAAGGCGGCGCTTAAATCCGCGCTTTTGGAGGTACGCGCCCCATGTGCGGTTGGCGCTTGGCATGTCGCCCAGTGCGTAGCCCATCATCGCAAGCCCTATGTATGCCTGCTCCCAGCTTTGCCCGGTGGCAGCTGCAACGGCTCGCACTGCACAGTCACCGACGCTGCTGCCGCGCGGGTTTGGGTTGAACTTGTGCCACATGAGCGCTCCTCCTTTTGCGTTTATCGTACCAGAATGCCACACCGGGAGAGACAACGAAGGTACAACGAAGGACAAAAAAGCGCCCACACTGCAAAAGGGCAGCGTGGGCAAAAATACGTTCATCGGGTATAATATTTTTGAAAAAAGCTTGACTTTTGCACCCAATGGGTGTATATTATAGACAGTAAAGGAAACCAAAATCGCACAAAAAAAGGAAATAGCTACCATGACCAGCTTTGAGACTAAAAAGAAGATCGTTCTTGCAGGCGACAGCCGCATTTTTAAAGACTGGGCTGCCCACTCTACCATCACGATGGACGAGTTTATCTCGGCGCTTCAGTGGCTGTGCGAGGATGCACTGGACAAAAACGGCAAGCTTACCCGGGAAATCGCGCTTGCTCCCGACCGCATCGTGAAGCTGCGCCGCGTCAACGATAGTCTGGGCATGACAGCCTTCTATGAGTATCCCCGCGACAACGGCAGCGATGGAGAGCTCGGCTCTCTCTGGAGCGGTGAGAAGTTCCCTGATGGCTTTGTGCGCAAAATCAGCCTGTCCGTGAAAGACCGCATTTGAAAGGAGGATACCATGTATAGCAACGCTGAACTTTTTATTATGGCGAGCAATCCGCGAGCCGTAAAGGAGATTTTTCTGAATAACGTGACGCTCAGCGCCGAGGATGGCGCTGATGGCTGCATCGACCTAGACGCCGAAAAGGAGCGGCTGTCTATCATCTGGGATCTGGCACACCTGCCCATGCGGGATCTGATCTCCCGCACCGGAATGTCGCAGACCGCTTTTGCAAGATGCGCGGGCATCCCGCTGCGCACGGTGCAGAACTGGTGTGCCGGAAGCCGGGACTGCCCGGCATACGTCCGCTTTTTGTTGGCTGAGCACTATAAGCTGCTGTAAAACAAAAAATCCCCCACTTTGCCTACAAAGTATCCCGCGTGGAACGTAGGGCTTTGGCAAAGCAGGGGATTTTTTATGCCGCCAAAACGGCAAAGTCTAAAATCAAGAGCGGAACCGCACAAAAAGAAAAGCGGCAAGCCCGAAAGCATGCCGCTTTTGAATTGTCAGAGCAAAAGCTCAAAACTAATCCCTAGACGAAACTATTATATCACGCACTCAGCATTTTTTCAATGCCTTTCAGTCGGTAGCCTATCGCCGTCCGACTGTAATGTGTCTGTGCTGCAATGTCCGGCAGCGGGAGCCGCTCAACGTACCGCAGTAAGGCTATCTTACGGTCTACCCTCCCAAGCGGTGCGCTTTTGATGGCGGCGGTCATCTGCTGTCGGTCAAGTCCTTGCAGCGCAGCGGGCAGCACTACACGAGCCGCCGCCACAGGCAGCACCGAGCCAGAAGGGCTGCGGAAGCTGTCCGGCGTTGCGCACCATATTGACAATGACGGCAAAATGGTCGATTTTGTTAAGGCCAACAAAATCGCAGACCATTTTCGTGATGTCCCGAAATTGTTCTTGTGCGGCGTACATCCCGGTGGCGTCACCGAGATGACGGTATGTAGTGCTTGCCATGATATCCTCCTTATTGCTTTTGCAGGGCTGCTCTTGCCCGGTCAAAGAAAAACTGGATGACCTTGCTCATGGTCTCTTCGGTGATTGCCCACGAGACAAGCCTGCCCCACCGGCTGTTGTCCAGATAGTGGCGCAGCATCTTGACACACCACGACTTGCGCTCTGCGCCGCGCTTGGTGCCCTGAATCTCACGCTCTGCCTGGTCGATCAGGTCAAGCACAAGCGTCCTGACCGCCGCGCCGTAGCCCAGACGGATAAGCCCCAGCACAAGCGACACAGTGCCCACAACGATGAGCACCAGCGCCAGCCACGCGGGCAACGGGGTGAGAATTGTGTTAAGAATGGTTTCCATGTGTTACTCTCCTCTCTCTTTTTCGAGGTCTTCGATGCGGTGGTTTGCAACCTTGATTTGTTCTTCCAGCACCGGGATGCGCTGGGCAAAGTTGTTGTGCGCCCGCACTTCGCGGGTCAGCTCTTCCAGCTTGGTTTCGGTAACAGCCTGCTGCTTGTCCAGCTTGGCGTCCATGCTCTGTGCGGTGCGGTTGTTGGAGACGATCGCGCCGATCAGGCTCAGACCGCCGGTGATGATCGCTACGATGATTGATTCGCTCATTTGCCCTCCCGAAGACGGGTCAGACCCTTCTTTGCGATGATTTTAGCGTAGTCCTTGTAGGGCACAGACAAGTCCACGCCGGAAATCTTGCCCGGTATCGCGTCCACAACACCGGGAATCTTGCCCTTGCTGGTGTACTGCCACAAGCCGAACGGCCAGCCCGGTTCAGGCTTCTTGCTGCGGTAGGCTGCCAGCCACACGTCATAAGGCTTGAGTGCAGCGCCGGTCATGTACAGGTTATCACGGCCAAAGTACAGCCCGGTGTACAGCATGGCGTAAAAGCCCCAGCGCTCCACAGTGCCCAGCGCATGGGCGGCAATGTCCGTCAGGGTCTGCTTGTCGAGCGGTGCTTGCACATACTTGTCCTCAATGTCCACCGCAACGGGCAGCTGCACGGTTTTGCCGGTCAGCACCTTGCGCAGCAGGGCAAGTTCTGCGTCAGCCTCTGCTGTGTTGACCGCTTTGCAGTAGTAGTACGCGCCGCAGGGGATGCCCAGCCGCTGGCACTCGGCGTAGTTGCGCTCAAAGTCGGGGTCGATGTACGGCTCACTGGGATTGTCCTCTGCGCTGTTGCCCAGAGCCCGCAGCATCACGCCGGAGACAAGGCCGCTTGTCTTTACCTTGACCCAGTCGATGTTACCCTGCCAGCGGGAAACGTCCATGATAGGTCTCATACTCTGCTCCTTAATACTTTTCGTCGGTAATCTCTTCATACTCTTCTGCGGTCAGGCGCTGGGGCTTGCGCTGCACAAGGATGCGCAGCATGGCCTTAGACCAGCGGCCCGCCTCGTACTCGTCTTTCGCTTTGCCGAAGATCGCGCTGTGCTTATCACTCATGGCTCATGCCCTCCTTGTCTGCAGCCTCGTCCTCAATGGGCACATCGGCCAGAATGCACAGGAAGTCCACCATAGACGCGATCTGTGCCAAATCCGCGTCCCGGTTTTCGTTTTCGGCGGCGGTCTTGATGTCGCCAGTGTTGTGAACAATTTTCATGTAGTTATCCCCTCCAGCAGAGTTTTAACGTATTGATCCATGCGCTGCAGCAGCTGCTGCGAGTTGCCTTTAGCGGCATGGGCTTTCCATGATCCATACTGCTCATACAGGGCAGATGCCGGTTTCTCTCCTGCCTTGATGAGCTGGGCAAGCCGAAACAGGCGCTTGCGCTCGGCCTTGACATTCTGCGGGTCAACGGTCATAACGACCTTGCCCGCCGGGGTCAAGCGGTAGATGAAACCTAGAAAACGGAATCCATCCTTTAGCCTGACGATCTTGGTCTTGGTCGGGTGCAGCTCCATGCCATCGGCAGCGTACCGGGCGCGGATCGCCTCCCGCCACTCCTCAAGCCGTGCCTTGTCGTGGTGGATGATGAGGCTATCATCCATAAAACGGACGTACTTTTTCGCCCGCAGGCGCTCCTTGATGTAGTGATCTATGGGGTCGGGCACCGAGATACCGGCAAGCTGCACCATCTGGCTGCCCGGATTATAACCGGCCTCGCCGGTATATTGACGATCCAGCACCTCACGCACGCGGTTATGCACACTTGGCGGCAGATGCCGCTCAAAGCAGCGGTTTGCCACGTCATGGGGCATCGTGTCGTAATAGTGCCGGATATCTACCAACAGCACATAGCCATCAGCGCCGTGCTGCCGGTATTCGCGCTCCATCATGAGCTTGACCTGCTTGCGCGCCCAGTCGGTACCTTTGCCGGTCTGACAGGCCGCGTTTTGCCGGATGAAGCTCCGTGTCATTGCTGGATAAACAGCATTGTCGTTGAGAGAGCGCTGGTATACCCTATCCCGAAAGCCATTCGCAACCGCTGTGCGGGGCTTGGGATAGGTGATTCTAACTTTGATTGTTGGCCGTGCCTTGTATGTACCTGTCGCGAGCTCCTTTTGGAGTTTCAGGATCTCGTCCATCCGAAACAGGTGAAACCGTCCAACGCTTGCCTTGCGGCACACGCCTTTGGCGCACTTGCCCTCGGAATTATACAGGGCATCGAACCCGATTATTATTTCTTCTTCTTGCACTGATTTTTTCAGCTCTCCTCGCAAGGATCTGCCGGGTGATAGCGGTCAACACCCCGCAGGGTGGCCACGTCCGGCTGATATTGTTCGTCTGCCAGAGGACAGACATGGCACTCGGCTCCTTGCACGGCAGTTTTTGCCCGGCCTCTGCTATGCAGGGGCTTTTGTGGGCGTGCTGCCGTCCAATCCGGGGCGCAGCGATTCGCGTTGATCGCGTTCCAGTTGTTGACGTTGCCGCTGGAGTTCACGTTGAAGGCATTGTTGCCGTTGCCACGATTCGCAGAGCGCAGCCGCACATTGCGGCCCATTAGCCTACAGCCATTTTTATGTCAAAGCGCTTTTGCACGCTTTGCATCACTCTCGTGCCAGTCCCGGCAACGCTGCCGGATATCGCGCACAGTGTTGCCCCAGAAAGAGCACCGTTTGCCAGAAAGGTGGTAGCTGGCTTTTGCCATGTCTATCTCCGCCAAAAGGACGGTGCACAGCCGGACGGCGTGCCTTTGAAGCTTAAAGCGCTCCTCTCTTTCGTTCGGCTTGTCCAGCCGGAGGTCGTTTGCTCCGAAGATATCAAAAAATATCCGGTCTGCCGTAGCGCGCAGTTGACCGGGAAGGCTTGCGTCAATTTCGAGGTCAAACACTTTCGCGTTTTTGGTGATCTGTCTGGTATACAGTGCCAGCTCACGCGCGTCAAGCGGCAGCGTGAATTTATTGTCCGGTATCTGGTCTTTGCGCATTGCCATGGGATAGCACTCACTTTCTCACCGGGCAAGGGATTGCCCGGTGATTATTTAACAAGATTGGTCATTTTGCAAGCCGGGGCGCAGCGA